TCATGGCGTCACGACTCCATCAAGCACGGGGAGCGTTCCGATGATGAATTGCTGCGGCTCGGCGCTACCGTTCTGAATGGTGCAGCCCACGTGATAGGTGTCGGCGCAAAGCAGCCTCATCTCTCCAGCAGTGAACGAGACCTGGAACGTTCCGGTGTCGATGACGTTCACCTTCCCGTTCGAGATAGACGCGACCAGAAGTGACGCGCCATCTTTCTGGTCGCGCACCTCGAACGAGATAGCCGCGGCGCTCAGGTCGATCGGCTCATCCGTGTCGTCGTCGACGATTTCATAGATGAGCTCGAGCCCGGCGCAGTTCGATGTTGGAGAGAGGGCGCCTTGATACATCAGAGCTTCCTATAGAATGTGCCAAGCACGAACAGAGACATGTTGTTGTGAGCTCCGCCACCGCTGTTATTGTCGGTCGTGTCGAGGTTGCCGGCGGCATCTTTGACGCGTACGCCAGTAGAGGCGGAGCCGGTCGGCTGCGAGCCAACAACGGTACCGCCGGTAAGACTGGAACCGCCGCCAGCACCACCGCTCGCCGAGGGCGTAACGTGGATGTGCTGCGGGTCATAAATGAAGGTTGGGTGTTTGTGTGCCGCTAGCTCACCTGCGGTAAGCGTGTGCAGCGCCTCGCCGCCGAGGGAGCCGGCCGTCACCGCGTCGCCCTGTGTGAACGGAACGCTGGTCAACCGGTTCGCCGCCAGGTTCCCCATACCGTCGAGGCCGGCAGGCATATAGCCGCGCTTATCGGGCAACGTAATCTGCTTATTTGCACTCCAATCCGCAGCCGCGCTGGCCCCGCGGCCGCCCACCACTGGGCTCGTCGTATCGCTATAGGTCTGCCACAGGAAGGTGAACAGCGCCTGGCAATCGGCATTGGCGCGCTCTTGTGCGCCCGAGACCGCCGAACCGATCGTACGCCCATTGTCCCGTACCCAGCCGGCACGCGCGCCACTTTGATCGAGCCACATTACATCGCCGGTCTGGAAGATGGTGGTGGCGTCGACCGACGTACCGCCCCCTCCGCCACCGGACGGCCCGACGACCAGAAGATTCTTGGCGTCGATCTGCACAATTCCGCTTCGATCGACGAGCCGCGCGCGAATGTTGCCGTCAGCGCAATAGAATTCTGGCACGCGACCGGCTGCGTCAAGTGTGATCGGGTTGGGTAGTGCGAGCGAGAGGCCCGTGTCAGCGAACACGTTCTGCGGAATGAGCGTGTTCGCCTGGAAGAAATAGAGCTTGCCACCGGCAAGCAACCTGCCGTTCTTGTCGAATTGCGTCGACAACGCCAGCGAGGAAATGGTGCCGGCCACGGTTATTCTCCGGTCAAGTGCACGGCGTACGGACCACCGTATTTTTCGTCGAACTCGGCGGGAGACATCCGATTTTGCCGCAGCGCGAGGACATCTGCGATCGCAAACTTGGGAAACGATGGCGCACTCGCGTCGTTGTTCGCGGTGCCCTCAGTGGGCGCCTGGCCATAGCGGAGACGATCGCGGACTTGGTAGTTCGCCAGCGCCCCTAGCTTCAGGCCGGTCAGCATGTCGCCGTTGGTAAATGCTCTTCGCGCCATGCTCGAATAGTCGACCTGGCCGTCCTTCATCGGCACGCCGTCGCGGAAGGCGTTCTGCGTGTCAAATTTTGCGCGCAGGTCGCGGCCGGCCATGTAGTCGCCGAGCAGATTCGAGAGCGGCGAGAAACTCACGCTCGGTGGACCTTGCGCGATCAAGGCATTCAGATCGTAGGCCATGGATTTCGTCTCCTGATGGATGAAATGTTTGTGGAATTGCCGTGGTCGGCTCGCCGTTGCTTGCAAAACGACCGAGCCATGACCGAGGACCAAGCAACCGCGGGCGATCGGCCAGACTACGCACCGTCGAACAAGGGCGACCTGGTGCCAGAGCCGGAACGCTTGCATCGCAAGCCGGCAACACCTTATGACCGCGACAAGGTGAGGTCGGACGCCCGCGCAAGCAAGCTGCCGAAGCAGGTGCCGCGGAATTAATTGTCAAAAACCAAACAGCTTGGCTCCAAGCTGCGCGCCGTTCATCAAGGCGCCCCAGAGATTGTTGGACGCGTTGTAGTTAGCGAGCTGCGCAGCCGCATTGGCATCGCCGATGCCGCTCTCCATTTGCCAGCCGTACTTGGCGAGGTCCTGTCCGGCACCATAATTCGTCGCCGCCTGCGCGGTGCTGACGTTGCCGATGCCCGAAGCGCCCTGCCCGGCCAATGTCATGAACGGCGAGAAGCTCGAGAGATACTGGTTCCAGCTCTGATTGGCGAGGTCGCTACCGTATTTCTGCTCGGCGGCGAGCGTGTTACCGCTCAAGAGCATGCCGCGCGCCGCAGCGCCGCGATCGATCGCCTGCAGCCCGGTATCGAGCTGCGTCTGATAACCGGGATTGTTCTGGAACGCCGCGCGCGCCCGCGCATTGCCCTCGGCACCGTTCAGCCCAAGCGCGTCGGAATAGGCCTTGATGCCGCTCTGGCCCTGGCCGAACAGCGTCGTGAACGGGACGAGCGCGCGGCCGTAATAGGTGTTGGCGCTGTCGAGCCCGCTGTTGAGCGCGCTCGTGGCGCGACCATAAGCCGCGCGGAGACCGTCGATGCGCGCCTGCGCGGCGGCTTCGGCGTCGTCGTTGGAGAAGATGTCGAAAAGTCCCATGCTGATCCTCTTCCTACCGGCCGCGCGAAATCGCCGCGGACAGCTACGTCAATTGCGATGGATGGTCGGCTTTCTTGCAGCGGCGCAACGCGCCGCGTGCTCGCCACGCATTTTTTCCAACCTACGGAATTTCCTTGCGCGGCTGTGGCCAGATGCGCTCCCAGGCAACGAGCCATTTGTACCAGGCGATCGTGAATTGCCCTGTGTTGGGCTCGATCACCGGCACATCGATGCGCGGCATCGGCGGCGGTTCTGGCGTTTGCGTTGGCATCGATCGAGCTCCATTCTTGGCCTACGCCACCCTCGCCTCGCCCCGCATGTCGCCGCCGGTGACGATGACGTCGACATCATCGGTGACGATGAGCCGCCAGCGTCGGCCCTCGTTCGTGGTCCTGCCAGTGCGTGACACGCGGATCGGCTTACTGGATACCTCCGACTGCGCACCGAGCCTGCGCACGAGCGGTTTCGACCACGACACACCGCCGTCGTCGCTCCAGGCAATCTCAATGCTCGGGTCGGTCTGGCTCGGATCGGTGCCGGTCGCGATGCCGACACCGCGCGCCACGTCGAAGGTCGCCTGCGGTACCGCCACATTGCCAGGGAAACCCGACACAGGCCCGCTCTCGAGCACAAACGACAATGGATCGCCGAGCTCGCTGCCAACCGCCTTGCTGATCTCGACCAAGCGGCCGTTATCGGCGTCGCCCGCGATCCATTTGCCGAACGCATTGATGGCACCGGTCGCGCGCCAGGTGGCTTTTCCGTAGCTCTGGCGCTCATGCCATTGCCGCGTGTCGAGATCCAATACCCAGGTGAAGGCGGCACAGCGCATGACGACGCTGGCGTGGCCCGCCGCGACATAGGGAAACATCTCCAGCGTCGTCAGGTCACCGCCCGCCTCTTTGAAAGCCGCCACCGAGCGATCGACATCCGGGGTGGAAATCTTCGCTGGACTATAGCCGTTGAGCGCATAGACACATCCGTCGTCGCCGAGAAACACAATGCCTTTACCGATCCCATCTTCGAAGCCGGAGATCGCGTAGGGACTGAGGATGCCTTTCTGGATCACTTGCGCACGGCTGAATGGAAATCCGGTCGGCTCCGCCGTGTCGTGATACACTTCGATCGAATTTTGGCCGCAGAGATAAAGGTCGTTGAAAGCGATGCCGCGCAGCAGCCCGTCGCGCTTGGCATTGGCTCCGACGAAATCCAACGCATTGACCGCGGTCGTGTTGAGGCCAGACGCAAAGCAGCGTCCGTCGCCGGTGGTGAAGAAGAAATATCCGTCAAGAAAGCAGACGCTGTTCACCGCCGGCAGATCCGCGTCCGGGTAGGACGCAACGCTCGAGCTCGTCACCACCGACGCACCGTTGTCAGGGTCGACGACGACGAGATCCGGCGTCGGCGCCTTGTTGTTACAAGCGAAGAAGACCTTCTTTGTGCCTGCGAGCGCTCCCACGGCAGTCTCCACGCCCGAGCTGTCAAAGCGACGCACGATGTTCTGCCATGCAGCGTAGAGCGCATTGCCGACGATGATCTGCCCCCGATGCCCCGACTGCGCCGTGGTCGCAAAGTTGCGTAGCCCTGGAGCACGCCGCCAGGCGTTAGGTGCTCGCGCACCGTCAGTGAGCGGCTCGGCATAGACATTGATCAAGCGGCCGGCGCTCTCATGTGGGCGCTGACCCGGGGCGGAGCTGAGCGGAAATGGGATGGCGACCATCAGGCAACACCTGTGCGTATAAACGTGGCGTGGCTTGCCCGGCCCTTACGGACCTGCGCATAATCACTGCCATGCGTGCGCGTTTGATCAGGATTACGGATATCGCGAGTAAACGCTCAGCCTTGTTCTTCATGGCTGGGCAACCGGACATTCCTTCGCTTGCCGATTACGTGCGCGCCAATCTGAAGATCGAGCGCCAGCACGTTGAGGACATCGGGCGCGTCACCGACTCGCTCAGGGAAGCACTCGCCTTGCACGCGGCCAGTGCCGTCGAAGCGTCTCCTTAATCTCTAGAGAATACGCGATCCTAGTCGCGGCGTGCGACGATTGCCGGCGCGCAACATCCCGTCGGTTGCGAGCACCCGTCGCGGAGCTACAGCGCGGGTCACCTCACGCATACGGTCCTCGATCGCGTCGAGCGCCGACTGCGGCGGCAGCGGCTTGCCGTAACTCGGCCCGGCCTTGAACACGAGATAATCAACCAGAGATTCGAACAGTGCGTCGGGAATGGCATCGGTGTCGGTGACGTTCATTACATCGCGGCTGTTGAGCTCGGCGATGACGGTAGCTACACGTTTCTGGATGTCGTCGAAGTCTTCGACCTCCGCGTCCTGGCCAGCGCCGACGACGTTGAGATCGGAGAGCACGCGGTTGACGAGATCGCGGGAGCTCTTGTTAGCCATTGGGATGCTCTCTCAGGTGAAGTTGCGGGAAGGACGGCGCGCGCCGCCCTCCCCGCACTGGACTTAGCCGGATAGCCGGCAGGCCAAATCCGGATAGACCGCCTTGACGCAGTACAAGACATCGAGGCGCCAGTTACTGACGTCGTTGGTCCCGTCGTAGTACGGCACGAGCCGCACCGAGATGCCCTTGTAGCTCTCGCGGCCGGCGAGCGACGGCGGCGTCGCCGCCGGGATCTCCATCGGCACCATTACCAGGGCAAAGGCATCGCGATGGAAGACGAGGTTCTGCGGATAAGCGCCGGCAGCGCTCCCCAGCACCGTGATCGCTGCATTGTCGGCCGGCTGCGCCGATACCGTCTGATAAGCGCCGGACGTAATGATCGCCGGCGAGACGGTGAGCGAGGCGTTGCCGGAGCCGTCCGCGGAGACGTCAGCATTGACGACGAACTGCTGCAGATAAGGCAACACGTCCTTCGATACTGGATTGACCGCATAGACATTGGCGATGGTGAACACATCGCCCTGCTTGAGGATTGCCGACGATGCAGTCCAACCGTCGGTGACGAGCGCCTGCGAATTGGTGGCGCCCGACGCCGCATAGGTAGTGCCTTGACTGGCGCCATTGACGAGCGGCGTCCCTGCTTTGGTGCCAACCGTATGCGTCTTCACGTTCTGCGTCTCATAGAGGTCGACGCCCCCAACCATCGGCAGCTTCGCCTTCTCGATCGCGGGACGCGCGATATCCTGCACATAGGCGCCGGTGAGACCACCGAGCAAGCCCCACTTGTCCGCGGGCGCGAGCACGCCGACGCGATCCTCCGGCACCGCCATTTCGGTGAGGCGTTGCGGCGCGCGACCGAATGCGGCGAAATTCGCGATCGTCGTGCCCGGCGTGCCGACCCAGTTCCACACCGACTTGTAGAGCGCGGCGATATCGCGATCGACCTGGTTGGCGATAGTGATCATCGCCGGTTTGAGGAACCGCTCGGAGAATTCCGAGATCTTCAGTGTCATATCGGCGCTGGAGAACTGCAGGTCGACGCCACCCTGGGTATCGACGGTGAGTGTCAGCGTCTTTTCCACGGAATCTTGCGGGCTCGCGACCGCGCCGGGGCGGAAGGTGTAGCGCGCCGGTCGGCGGATCTGCACCGAGCCGCCCTTCTTGTAGCCGTTGACCGGCTTACTGATCTCGTCCTCGTAAGCGCGATTGACGAGCTTGCCGAGGACGAGGTTGTTGTCGAGGAGCATCAGCGCTTCCTTGGCGATGACGCTCGGCGTGAGGATAGAGTTATTGGCCATGAATGGTCCTTATCTGCGCGACATTGTGCGGCGCATCAGTCCTGTGTTGAGGGAAGGAAAGACCTCACCTGGCCTTGAGCTCAGCCGCGCGAGCCCGGATGTATTCATCCATGCTCATGTCGGCGTAGCTCTTGCCGCGAGGTGAGGCGCCGCCGCGCGGCGAGCTCGGCGGCGGCGGGGCGTTGGTGACTTGCTTGCTTTGCGGACCGCGAATGCGTCCGGAGAGGCTGCCGATCTCGCGGGCCGCTTCTACAGGGTGCATGCGGTTGAGCGCATCGACCTTGTCGGGATTCTTAGCAAGATGGTACGCGATCAGCGGACCCTTCTTGTCGCCGAGGATGAGTCCGAGCACGTCATCGCGGATCGAGATCCCCATCGACTGCCGAATAGCCGTCTCGAAATCCGGGATACGATCCCGCAACTCATCGAGTCGATCGTTGTAGGCAGAAAATCTCGCCCGCGCATCACGTTCTGTCTGCTCCTGCTGTTGCTGAGCAGCGATGAACCGATGCTCGTCGCGAATGGCCTTGCGCACACGATAGTCCTGCAAGGCCCGTTCGTAGGCGAAATAATCGTTGGGGAAATCGCGCTCGCGCGGCTCGACGAGATCGCGATCATCCAGCGGGCGCGCCGGCGCACGCGGCGCCAATGCCTGCCGAAGCTCATCGTTCTCGCGGGTCAGCCGCTCGAGCCGTGCCTTGAGCCGTGCCGACCCCGACGGACGCTTCTTCGCCCCGTCGTCGGATTCGTCATCGTGCGGCTCACTGTTGTCGCGCTCATTGTCGTCGTCCGCGCCATCCGCACCGACGACGATATCGTCATCCTCGGCCAGCGTGACCACGTCCTTGGTCTTGTTATCGGCCTGGGCATTGGCCCCGGCCTGCGTCTCGTCGTCGTGCGCCAGCGTGTCCGCCGGCATCGCGGTATCGTTCGTCAT